GCATCATCGTCAACACATACTATGATTACGTGCGTTATGTAATGAGATTTCCCCGCCACTGCCGCCTTTATTGCAATTTGGGTCGAGGCATCTGCCTCATAACCCGTTACCGCCCAGTGAGTTTGTACAACAGGCAATGCCCTGCTAATGTCTGTCGGTTCATTTGGCTCTGCTAATGTCGGCGTTGCTACAACGTCAAGTGCCATAATTTAGTTCTCCTTAAATTTGTATCCAATAAATTTATTTTATCGCCTCCACTCTAAGGCAGGGGGCAATTTCCTTGTGGTAGTCCGTCGCTTCACAAAATTTGATGAACCTGAACTCCGCCTTTTCAAGCAGGTATGTCAACCGTGCCTTATTCGCTCCCCATCTGTGGATGTCGATATCATCGTAAGCACGGTAGCTGCCGTATATACTTATCAGAAGTTCCTCTCTCCGTGATTCGGGGGATTCCAGATACTCTCTCATCACACCGTCGAGGTCGGGCATCTCGATAACGAGATTACCTTCAGGCTTTAAGACCCGCTTCCATTCCTGCAAAACGGCTATTAAAGAGGCATACTTTTCTCCATAACCACTCTCGATATTAGCGTGTAGGCATACGGGGATGTGTTCAAAAGCATGATAACACTCGATTGTATCCACAGTATTGTCATTATACGGGAGTTTTTTTATATCGCAGATTTGGTCCGTCGCCTCGGTTGCCATGCAGTCAATGTTTATATAGCCCGGAAGGCGCTTCCTGCCACAGCCAAGATGAAGCCTTACCGCTGACTTTACATGATGCGGAAAAGGGGAGATCGGGTCGCTGTCCCACGGGTCGAAAGCTGTCAATCTCTTCTCTTGGTAATCGGGCCGGTAGAACTCTTTACCCTTCTCGTTCAGCATCGCCGCCGTGAACGAGAATGTACTGTTTGAGGTCAGTAAAACGTCGCAATGCTGTAAAATGTAGTGGTCAAGAAACGTGCTCATAGCCTCTGTGTTCGGCTTGCACATCCTGGGATTGTACTTCTTGAAGTCAGATATGACAGATTCGGGGTCATCGCTTGCGATATAGAGGGTTGGGTTGTCAAATCTTTCCCAATTCTTTTCGAGCCAGTCGAGATACCACTCGTTCGGGGCTACCCGATTCGGCGGCCTGCAATAGTCCCCCCTTCGTATATGAATACCTATCAATGTGCCTGTTAGCTTGTCAAATGTCGGGGCTACCCTGTCTCGTAACCCTTGTTTTGGGGTAAACAGTTTCCTGAAGTATTCCTTATACGGAGCGTATAGGGACGTATGGTACTGAAAATAACCTTTTAGGTTGCAGTCTTCCAGTAGCTCGCCGTTAAGCCAGATACAATCCTTGTTTTCCCCTATATCTATCTGTTTCCGGGGCTTCTCGGAGATAGGCGGATCGTCACACCCCTCGAACAACTCCCGTCCTATCCAGTTTTCGGGAACCTCGACCTCCAGACCGTTCTTTAGGGCGTATATCTTTAACGCCGCGTACCGAAACAAATGGTTGGCAAAAGACGAGTTTCCGCCGAATAAATCATATTCGCCTAATACTGACATCGAAATAAACATAATATATCCTTTCAATCCTTTTAGTTAAAGGGTCCGGGGCAGAAAGGATTGAAACCAATCTACCCCTCGCCCTCTTTTTCTTACGTCCCTACATCTGTCTCCGGTGTAGCGCCGGTGATCCACGAACTGATATGCAGGGGTTCGGTAAACGCCGTATCGGCGTTCAAGCCCCTGTGGTAAATCATTCGCAGATACCGTTTCGTGTTACCCGGTATAGCCTGACGTATGATCCAGCCGTTCGTGCCTGAGATGCCCGGTAGCTCATCAATGTTAAGCCTTTTCATAAACACACCAGGTCCGGTATCGGCCCAGTTAGTGCCTGTGTCATGGTCTAACTTGAAGTCCATGTACCCTGTTGCACCCATAGCATTTGTGGCATGACCACTTTCTATCCTGACGTTCAGGTAGAGTGGAGTGCCGTGCCCGATACCTAAGTCCTCAGCACCGAGATCGACGATGTTAGTCGAAATAGCCTGAGAAAATAAATCGGTCGAACAGAACGTCTGGGATGTACCAAAAATAAGTTTTGCGTCTGTTATCATAGTGGCACCTCCCGACTTCCTATTGCATCCACTCGCCTGACAGGAACACCTCGGAACATTGTCGTCGGCTTGCCGCCCCAGTCATTGATGGTGTAAAGCACGTTCGTCTTATCGACTGCGAAAATATCCATCTGCGTCTTGGTGTTGTTGTTGCAGTAGATCCTTGCACCTTCGCCCTGATAAGGCAGGGCGTTAAGCGCTTCGATCAGCTTGTGATGGACAGTTGCCGTGCTGCAACCGAATGAATAGGTCGCACCAATCTCAGTTCGGAGGCTGGAAATTCGCCGAATACAACGGTCGTCTCGGACTACAAGACCTGCATTGACCTTGAAGTGGCTTACCAGCGCCTGCATCAATAAGGGGGTTGCTACTGTAGTCATTACGTTGATAGTCTGTTCACCGAGGTTGTCATGGACTATGCCCATAGTTGGCGAACCCTTCGGATAGGTCATGTGGACCTTGTCCTTACCCCACTGTACGATGTAGATACTCGTATCATCAGTGTTGGTAATGGCTCCTGCGTCATAGACGTTGAATAGACCAGCGTCGTCTAAACGAGCGGGAAGTCCGTTAAACCTCGCGACGTCAAGCTGGGTATCGCCGTAAATCGTTACGGTATCCCCGTCATTGTCCGCGGTGAACATGACCTTCGAGAGTTCCTGGGCAAGCCCTTGAATAAAGGCTTTGTCCTCACCTGAACGAAACTCGTTCACGTTACCGGACAGCTTTGCCAGGAGTACATCAACTCGGCTGTACGCCTCAAGAATACCAATACCTTCGGTGATCTGATTGGTACTGGATGCTTCAGGGGAAACGCCTTCGTTGATCGAACGCCATGTTCCCTTTGGAACACTGGTCCGCTGAGTCGTTATATGACTCATCGGCTGGTTTGCCTGCACCCAAACAGCGTCCTGCATCCATTCTTCGGTAGTCAGAAGAACTTCAACAATCGACTGAAGTGCGCCAAAATTAGTCCGCTTGGCTAACTGATCGAGAGTAAGCTGGTCTCTTGTGTTAAATTCAGTCATAGCTTATTCTCCAAAAAGCGAGTTAATATCATCTTTTTTGGAGAACACCCCGCTACGCTGCGGACTCTCCTGCAAGTATCGTTTGGTAGACGACCTGACTTACAGGTTTACATTGGACTCTATCTTTTCGGTCTTACTGACATCGGCCTCTGAAATAAAGCAACCCAAACTATATATCATGCCCTTTCGGGCAGGATTTATTTACCACTATCTCCTACTACTGTTGAATAATCAAGTTCGCCCGGCACGGTCGTTTTCCCCGCTGGTGCACCGCCTTCCGGCACGGAATCTCCTTTTACCAGCTTATACGACTCGTGGAAGAACTCTATAACTGCCGGATGGCTGTCCAGTTTTTTTTCTTTCATCAGGTCTGTGAACGCCTTGTTTACGTCATCGTTGCCCGGCAGGTCATAGAACCTGTTGGCAGTTTCGACAACCGCATCGTAATTCGCGCCGTGCTTGCCCTTTAGCTGGTTGGTTGCCGTCTCGATAGCCTTATCGCTTTCCTCTTGTGTGAATTTAGCGTTAGCCTCCGTCACCTTTTTAAAGGTCTCGACCTGGCCGTCTATCACTAACTTGGCGAATCCCTCGTACACACCCTTTGAGACATGGTTATCGTGGGCATACTTAGAGCAAGCCTTGACAAGCTCTTCGTCGATTGACATACCATCCGGCACGTCGGGTTTTGCTACTTCGTAACCCTCGACCGTATCGGGACAGCCTACTTTGGCACGATACGCCTTGATCTGGTCATCCGTTGACTTGTCGGTCAGTGGCTGAATCGCCGAACCCACTAACTGCTGAGTCTTCAGATAGCTCTTAACTATCGAGTTCAGCCCCTTATGGTCGGCTAAATCTCCTTGTTTCAGCTTGCCGGTATCGTCTTTCTCGAATGTATTTTCGGGTAAACTGTCCATCCACCCGGGCTGAAGCGCTCCGTCTTCACCTAAATAGGTTTCCGCTGCTACTGCTTCACTCATTTTGTTATCCTTTCTAAATCGGTTTTACACCTAATGATTTCAACCAGCAAACGTGGCAGATATGAAATAATGTTTTGCCAAACAACTTTTTAACCCGCTCGGTCACAGGATGTTTGCCCTTATATTCCTGTTGTACGCCAATAAGGGTACAATCGGTGCCATCAATATCTGTTGTCATTTCAAATCCACATACGTCACATTTCATTTTGTTATCCTTTCCTGAATATTTTTTGTTTCGATAAATCTGTGTAGTTGTCAGCGCCGAGACCATCATCCCAACATTGATCTTCGTTGGCGACTAACTGGTCAAATAACAAAATACCTCTTGCCGCCTCTTCCGGTGTCATATACATATTCCAGCCCACCATCGAAAACTGGTCTTTGTCATAAGGAACGTCAAGGTCGCGACCCTCGAAAGACGCTTTTCTGAGCCATTCATACGCATCCTTGCTATCGGTTAGGATCATCCCGCCCTTGCCAATGGGTAATCGCTTCTTAAGTTGGAAAGATAAACAGTGTAACGTACCACTAATGAACATCCCTTCCCTAAACCGGCCAGCTCCGTCTATTATATCGCGTGGCTTTAACATATAAGTGCCAGACCATTCCCTATCATCAAACACCGGGGAGTAACCAGCGTGTAATATCGCCATCGGGACGGAACAATAAGTCCGCGACGGAATAGCCACAGCACCGCAAGTATTATGATATTTCAAGGCCAAAAACAAGGCGTTAGTGCAACTATCGACAGCCACAGCATACTTACTACCGGCGAAAGCCGCGATTTTGCTCTCGAAAATACCTACCACTTCACGGGCATCGTTAAATTTATAGCCGTGATCCCTAAGTATATTCAGTTCCTGCCTCTGCTGGCTTGGAGCCAATTTGCCACACGGCCACGGGTTATATGGTTTAGGTTCACACTGGTTTATCATATTGGCACTTTGTCCTTTTCAACCGAAATAAACGGCCCATTCTTACATTCGATTACTCTTGTGTTATACTCAAGCATCGTGTATCCATGCCCTCCATTCAACACAACTATCATATCGCCGGCAGTCAGAAGCTCGTCACATATCCAGGCCCCGTCATTGTCGTAAATCTTAGCCATCATCGAGCCGGTCATAACGATATTACACTCTTGCGTGTATTTGTTGGGCCTATCGTTGTGCAGGTGTCGATGCGGGGCACACTGCTTGCCTTTCTGATACCAGAACGTGCCGACCTGGATGAAGGTATCGTCCGGGGTATAAAAGTTAAGCCCCTGTTCCCAGTCGTCTTTCCTGTGGACGATGGCGTAGAGTACACCGTCTTTTTCTATTTTCGCCACTTACTCCACCAGCCTTTCTTCTTCTGTGGTATCAATCCTAACATACTGCTCGTTATCGCCATATAGTTCTTTGGTTGCCAGAACCCGCACTGCTCTAATATCTTCTTGGCGTATAAGTTAAGTATATTCTGCTCGACCTCGGTTAAACCGTCTCCTGTTCTCGTATCGAAAAAGCCGAGTACGCCTAATATGTCCACTAACACCATCTGTCCCTGAATAGTGGAAAAGGTGTTTCTGTATGCTAACTCTCTGTCTTTTTCAGTCTTGAATATCACCATGACTCCCTGTTTATTCTCTCAATCGCCAACCTGTTATCCTCGATCTGCCATTCGTGGACGGGGAAAAGCTCGTTGTACGTCTTAGGCGGTGAAATCCTATACGTCGGCTCGTAGTATTCGCCGCTTGGTACACAGCCGATACACGATAAAACTAAAAGTATTGTTAATATCTTCATCCTACTGCTCCCGCAATCGCCTCTAATGGACTGCCCTCTTCTGTTTTCTTGCCTAATCCAGGTGCTGCCTTCGCCGCCTCTAACGCCATCTGTGCCTCCCGCTCTGCCTGCTGTGCCTCTAACCGACCCTGCTGTATAGCCTCAACCTCTGTGTCACTGTGCATTAGTTTTTGGGGCATCCCGTTCGCATCGAATATCTCCTCGACTGTCTCATTAACATTCAGCCGGTCTAATGCTGTTACGGGCTGGTTTGCCGCTACCTGAAGTTCAACGAGTGGCCTGACCGCCTCAATGCTGTGGTTTATCCCCTCTGTCTTAAATAGCCGCTTTTGGGCTTGTGCTAATGGCCCGATATAGTCAATATCTATAACACCCGCTTTGCCACCTCCGCCCGCCTGCTGATCTTCCATTATCCTGTCAAGCAGTATCTGTGGCGGTGGTGGAATCCTGCCTGCACTTAGCTCGATATCAAATACGAAATCGTTTATCTCATCGAGTACGGTATTCAATGTGCCTAACCCAGCACCCATTAACGCGGCCTTTTCACCCTTTATCTCCACCACATGAAGCTCACGCAGGTTCGAGTTCTCCTGTGCGGCTTGGCTTAGTGCAAGGAAATAGTCTATCTGGAAGTTATCCATAACCGCCTGCCTAAACTCCCTTCGCTCTTCTGCGCCGAACGGATAGTTTATGTATGTCCGAACCTGACGCACCTCGTCTGATTCGTTCCTATAGTAATTCCGACCACCGGGAGCTAAGTCAGCGTCCATCCGTTTTGATTCGGGGATCATCCAAATTCCCTCAGCGCCTAATTGTGCAGCACTTAACATCGTACTCGTCATCTGGTTCGCCCTGTAGGTTGATATAAGCGCCTCACCTATCAAACCCCTGCCATAAGGTAGATTTGGTGACTTCTTGACCCTGTAAACCGGAGGGAACCTGTCCAGGCTGCTCTCACGGATCAGGTGCTGACCGTCTACCTGTACTAAATAGGTGTTGTATTTCCGCTTACCCTGTACCATGCTTCCCGTGATATAATCGGGGTTCGGCCAGATCGTCCAGATAAACTCCCATTTGGTAGTGATCTGCTTGTTTTGTCTTATCTCTTCCTGTAGACCGATACTTAGCTTTGCTATCTCCTTCGAGTCTAACGCCCCCTTGATCTGTAGGGTAGTCCATTTGTATTTTCGGTGCATAAGGCAGGCTTTACCGTACTTATCGTCAGCAAGGTATATCTCACGGGGATGAGGGATCATAAACCCTATCTCACCCTTGCCGATGATCTCTTCGGGAAATATCGTTGCTGTGCCAATTCCATCCCCATCCCTGAGAAAACTGCCAATACACGATGCGTCATAGAAGTTCGACCGGCTATAAGCGTAATACATACCCTCATCGGCTTCCTGTAGCCACTGACGTACCTCGTCCACTTCGTCCATCTCTCTGTCTGCCATGCGGGACCGGAACCACTTTATCGCCGGGGATACATGATAGCCGTATAATCCATCTTCGCGGATATTAAGTGCCTTCATGCAGGTATCGTCGTATATCTCAAATTCCTTGTTCCTGCCGGTCTGTGCGGTATCTTCCCAGTCGTTGCGGGCAGGATAACCCAAAGCCGTACACTCCTTGTATAAGTCTATAAACGGGTCGCGGATTGTTTCAAGTTCACCCTGTCGCCGTATTACCTGACTGCCTATGGTCTCGGTGTTTGTGTTTTCTTCAGCCATTACTTACCTTTTCCTCTTCTCTGGGTGGTCTTACAGCCACCACGACCTCGATTGGCTCTGACACCTCGGCCTGAACCGTCTCGTTTTGGTACACCTCTTTTAGCCATTATTCACCTCTTTCACTGAAATCATCACAGCCTATACTCTTTCTGTGTTTCATTACACATATCCCTGACGGACATTTATTCGTACAATGTCCCCAAACTTCAACCATCGAAGTCCTTTCGGTAAAAAATCGGCATTGGCCGCATTGTACTGCCCTGTTCTCCCAATGTTCTAAAAGTGGGGAATCCGGCAATACCTTAATAGTCATACCTGCCATTATTTACCTTCCTTCGGCATCTTATCCCAAACTCGTCTTTAGCCCCGGCGTTGTCGTGTATGCGGGTATCATAAACCCGGGTGTAGTTATCTGCGTCTCTCTGCGGCCTGTCCTGCCGCGTACCCGCCTACCCTCAGCCTCACCAGCCTTTGCCGTCGCATTCGTCATCTCCGATGGCGGAGGTATTGCTGGGGGCAGCGATGGCGGGGTTGCTGATTTTGGCGTTGGTGTCTTATACCGCCTGAATATACTATCGTTAAATAACCTCATGTTAAGCTCCTATTTTTATGCCGCGACGCAGCTTATCGTATGGCCTACTGTTTATGCCCACGTTCGCCGGGATCGGCTGTGGGTAGCCGAGCATTTTGCCGCCTATCGTTCCATATCGGTACTGCATCGCCAGTGTCTGCATTGAATCGGCAGGGTGAGATGCCCCATCATGCACGGGTTCTTTTCCAAAACAAGCTTTGTCCTCGTCCCATTCATACCGGTAAAAGGACAACGCCTTGCATAAGCCCCTCGTTGTAGTCTCATTAAATACCATCATGTTAAACATACTTCTTACTGCGTCTATACCATCTGCTTTTAATCTTGGGCGATCTACCACGTTCATAGCTACACCCAAGAGGCTATCGTATGTATCCTTTAGAACTATCCCACTTCCTTTTTCGTGATTCATTACATCGTGTGGGCCGAAGTGGTCACCATAGACGTATTCTTTGCGATTCACTTGGGCAGCATGGTATGTCGCGCCCCTGCCCACCATTGAGTAGTAATCAATAACCCTGACTTGTTCCTTTATGAACTGGACAAACGTAACACAGGTCGCGTCCCTATAGCCTATATCCCAGAACGTATAAACCGGCATAGTTTTATCCCAAGGATAAAACCCTATTCTACCCTCGTTGCGCGCGAGTTCCATTTCTTCGGCATAGACCGCACCCTCAACAGACTGCTCAAACGCCTCTTGCACAGTAGATGGGTTTTCTCGCTTCATGTATTTACCTAATCCGGCAGGCCCATCCCGCTTGAGTGCATACCAAGCCATCTGCTCCGGCGATAATTCAACACCTTCTTTTTCTCTTAAATATTTAAAATAATCTCTTAGTGTATCCGATATAACTATGCCGGTCGAATCTGTTCTATTCCCTGGATGTTCATACCAAGCAAAAAAGTGAAACCTCAACTCTTGTTGATTAAGTTTACGGCCTTCCTTATCTGCGTGAGCCGTAGCTGGCTGAGCCACTTGAGCAGCATCGTAGAACATACCACCCGCCCCTTCTGCTGTAGACTCTATAAATAAATAGCTGCCTTCGTGCAGCGTGGGCAACGCACCTGTTTTAATCTCTAACGCTTTCTCTGGATACTTAGCACATATCTTGGCTAACTCGGATATATGTAACATTCGGAGAGTTGCTGACCGCATAGAAGTCCCTACCCATATCGACGAGCCATTGCTAAACCTCATTTCCATTGAATCACTCTTCTCCAACAGCCTTACAACCTTTAGTTCTTTGGGCAAGTGCTCGTATGGGTATTTTATCTTGTTGTAAAAAATCCTCTGAGCACTCTTCAGGTCGTGTGCAATAATACCAGCGTGGATATTGTCCTCGAATAAGCAGGTGTCAAGCATAAAAAGGTCTATCTCGGTTGTTATTCCATGCTGACGCGATTTGAGGATCAGATTCCAATACCACATATTATCGTAGAAGGTTTCTAACACTGGGCGGGCGGACATTTTGAATAGGACATCCTGGCTATACGGTTTATCCGTAACAATATGATAAAGGTTATTAAGCCGCCATTTCTGGGACTTCATCTTATCCTTGATCGTCTCTTTCGCTGGGGCATTGGCTACTACCACCTTTTAGTGTCTCCAAGAATTTAGCTAAATCGCCTGTTATATCATGTATTTGCTCTTGCTTGTCCGTCTGCTCTAACTCATTCTTACCTAAGAATATCGCCATCGCCGGTGATTTTTCTGACATTGACACTTGATAAAATCTTAACCTTGCGCGGCCTTCGGCCTTCTTTTTACTGATAAATGTACCAAAATTATTAACTAAAGTCTGTTTTGGCACATCTATTACTTTGGCGATGGTATCTAAGTGGCAGTTATCAAGAGCCATTTGTTCTATTTTGGCCTTTTGTTCTTCTGAAAACTTCCTCTTTGGCCTGCCTGCTTTCTTAGTTTTAGAAGCAGCGCGGGCAGTCACTTTGTCCTTTGTGGTTTTGTTAGCTGCTCCGCTCTGCATTGGTTTAGACATGGTCCCTCCTACGCAAAAGGCCCAGACAGGTATTATCCATCCGGGCCTTCCTAAAATCAATCTCACGTGATTTTTGAATTTCCATATTCAATCCAAATAATCCTTTAATGTCGCAACATTCACGTGAGACAGTGTGCGGTTATCAATATATCAATAGAACAACTTTTTCTCCTGTGTCAAGATTTATTTTACTTTTTTTAGCAAATCCCCTTTTTTGGGCTGGAATCTTGGTTTATCCTATAAATAATCATCTTCATAATCATTATCAGCGTTTCTTTGGCTTTCTTTGGCTTTCTTTGGCGACAACCATTAAAGCACAAGTAAAGTACCCGAGCCAAAATCCTATACCTAATATTGTCAATACTAACCATATCATATTTTATTTTCCTTTCCAAATATGCTCTCGCTTGCCAAGCGGCCCCATTTTAAACCTGTCAGTCTTTTCAAGGAAGCCAGCTTGCGTTAAATTAGTCATCGCTCGGCGGATCGAGGTTATCGGGTAATTTTTATTAGATAGAAAAAACGCGATCTCAGATGGTGTATATTCCTTACCGCCGGCAAATAAGTTTAGTATCTCCGCCTCCTGTTTACCAGCCTGTTTTTTGCTTGCAGCTAACTCGGCGCCGGATTCAGCGTTGGTGTTGTAAAACTTGCCGAGTAGCGGTAAGTCTTCTTTGACAATAGCATATCGTGTTTCAAATCTGGTACTTTCCCCAATTCTATGGATTTTTATGTGAATACCGCGAATAGTTATTGCCAGATTAGACAGTTCGTTGTTATGTTTGTTTCCGTCTCGATGGTGAACTAATTCCCAAGGCATCAATTTTCGTCCTAAATATGCCTCCATCAAGGCTCTGTGTAACCTGACTTGCTTTCCATTGATTGTAATACATTTGTACGACTTCATAATACTATCTCCTACAATAGTTCCTAAAATCATTTGGGCGGCAGGCAGGTTAGGATGTCCTGCTTTTCGACCGCTAAGTCTATCCGCCCGTATTGTACAGTCCTGCGTTATCATCTGTCAAGTTCTTTTTCCGCAGATTATCGTATTAAGTTTCATGTCATATCTTCTCTGTTAAAGTCCTGAAAGCTAACTCTGTTGATCCTTCACAAATTGTTTTAATTCTTTTACGGTTTTACCATGTTTAATTTTTTTGCCTTTATGATATAGATCATATCCTTTACTGCCCGCTATACCTGTCATTCCTCCACAAGTATCAGCTATGCACCATAAATTCCAATAAGGCCCGTCGCTATAACAGTCATATCTTTCAGTGTTGATATAATGGTTGCGGCCCGTTCGAGTATATCCCCATAATTTACAGCCAAAAACACAATCTTCATATAATGTCCCGTGGCAACATTTTGTCATAACATCACTCATTCAATCTCCTATTCTGATAATGTTTTCGGTATTATCCACACTACTTTAACCTTTCTATCTTATATCCTGCCTTAGTTAACATTCGGGCCAAGCGGCGGGGGCAAGGTAATTTGAAAAACTTAGATAAATATGCAATTTTAGTGGGCATCTCCCAGATATAAAAATCGTGAGGTAGTTTTGTTTTTTGTTTTTTAACTGCCCGCCAGAGAAATCCTTTAATCATAGCGATAATCGCCGCATTATGGCCGAACTCAGAACAGTTATTTTTGTCTATATCGTGAAATCGCCAAGGCGTTAAGTGCGAAAGGCTGGCTTTCATATCATAGCCCTTGTTGTTTTCTACTTCTAAGTCCATCCAGTAAACAAGCCTGTTATAGTCTTTTTCTTCGATCTCAACCTCCACATAATCCCACCTCTCAGGGTGTTTTATGACCTCGCTTGCAGGACGCTTGCATGTGCCTTTGTAGTTGTCTCTGAGAGTGGAGGTGTAGCAAGTGCCGAAATAGCAGTCAGCGCAGTGTGGAAGTCCACAATCAAACATGCTCTCATCCGGCAACCACACCTCAGCGTGTCCATACGGGCCTGTGCCGATGTTCCACAGCCAAGTCCACCAGCTTATTAAGTCGTCCATAAGGTGAATACGCCGGGTCTTGAGGAAAGACCGGAACTCGAAACGGGCACGGTAGAGTAAGAATCTAATCTTCATTTGGGTTCTCCTGGATTAAGGGCTTGTTCAAATCGCCTATTTAGTTCTTTTAATGTTGGCGTGTATGGGTCAGCTTGTATTTCGCCATACTTTGCAATATCACATCTAATAATTGCAGTTTCTCGCTCAACCAACGCAACCAATGCCTCTATTGGAAATTTCTGTAATTCAGTCATTTGCTCTCCTTTGGATTAAGGGCTTGTTCGGCTATTTCTCTAAATTCGGCTATTTCTCTAAATTCGTCTCTTGGGATATACCCGTAAGGGTCGTCTGGATTATCACCCGCAGCTATCTTCTCCAACGCCTCTTTCAGTCGCTTGATCTCGGCTTGGAGTTGCTCAACCTTACTTCGTGCAGACTCTATCATTTCTTTGTGAATTTTTTTTAAATCTTCTGCGTTTTTTAGCTCGGCAAGGAGTTGGGTGATTTTGTCTCTTTGCTTTTCTACTAAGATGCCCTGTCGCCTGACCAATCCGTCTGATTCGGCAATGTCAAGCCGTAACTGTTCTACAGTAAATTCTTTGAACAGTTCAGACTCAACAACAGCATC